ATCTGCGAGGCGAAGGTCAGCGCATGCTGAGTGCCTGCGTAGATCACCCACTCGTCGGCCAGCAGCGGGATGCCAGCGCCACCGCCAATTGGCAGCAGGTTGGACACATAGATCGTGAACCGGTCAACCATGCCCAACCTGCCATTGCGCAGGATCGACGTGCCATCTCCGGTCAGGGAGGCGTCCCGGAGTTCCGACATCTTGATCTGCGATGAGATCCACGACGGGATGACCACCCAGCGCCCAGTCTCCGGGATGTTCTGTTCGTCGAGGACCTGTCCCAACCGGACGAGAAGATCAACGATCTCGACCTTGTCGGCGGTTCCGGCGGGATTGCGGGCCACGATCTGCAACGGGTCAGTCGTGACGCCAAGATCGATGCTGTGCGAGATCGCGCCGGCCGCACCACCCTTGTTGTCGGTATCAGCCTGGCCGAGCAGGTTCTTCAGCGCTTCGGTGTCGACCACCAGCTTGAACTGCTGAGCAGCGTCATCCGACCACATGTTCATCATGTTCAGATCCGACTGGACCTCCATGACGTCATCGAGGATGAGGTTGAAGTATTTGCCGGTGTCGATCTTCAGTTCGAGGACGTTCGAGGCAGGGCGCTCGATCTCAAGCAGACCATCGGCCAGGTAGGGCTTGATGGTGATCTTCGGCTTGGTACGGATGACGACAGTGTCACCCATGTTCTTGATCTCGCCCTCGTAGTCGGTGTTCGAGATCGCAGCCAGCACTGTGCTGGCGTAGAACTTCTCGATCAGCTTGGTCGACCACAGGACGGGAATGAATGTCCCGGCGTACGCCGGAGTAGGGGTTACCGCCCCTGTCGGGTAGATGGGCGGAATAGTGCCGGCACCGGCAACGCCGAAGCCAGGAAGTGTAGAATAAGCCATGGCGATCCCTCGCGCTCAGCGATTACTGGATACGCCCTTCATGCTGAGCCATGTAGATGTCCCGCTCGATGGCATCGGCATCGGTTTCCCGTCCCCGATAAAGCCCCTTACGCTTATCGTCCATGAATTTTGCAATCCAGGCATGGGTGTAGACGGGCTTATCAGGCGGCAATTGCTGCGGCGCTGACCTGGCTCTGCCGGGTGCCGCAAAATCCGCCAGGGAGGGTTTCCCGCTGCCATTCCCGTTGCCGGGTAGAGGGGGCGCTGAAGGGTCCTTAGCCTGGGGGTTCTGTGGGAGGCCGGCAGCCTCAGTTAGAAATCCCTTGAAAAACGTTACAACGCGATTCGCTTCGTGTCTAGAGAACGCCTCGGTCAGCATGTCGTGACGTCGCCGGCCGGCGTAGGGGTCGGGCTGCTGCAGCCACAGCTTGAACTGATCGGAGCGATTGATGTCGCGCCAGTTCGGCACCGCCTCGGCGAGATTCTGGTAGATGTCCTTGGTCTGGTTCTTCTCCAGCACCGTGCCGACACCCTCGACCTGGCCTTCCAGGCGCTTCAGGCGCTGCGCCAGCTGCTCGAACTCCGGCGCGTATTCTTCCTTGGCCCGCTTGCCGACGACGGTCAGGAACTCCTCGCCGTACTCCTCGGCCTCCTGGTCGGTGATCAGCTTGGGCTTGGCGGGGGCCGGGGCCGGAACGAACGGCTCCGCGCCCTTGACCTTCATGACAGCGAACTGCTGCTCCATCTGGGCCAGCCGATCGGCCATCGCCTGGTTGTTCTTGGTCGCCTGTTCGAGCCGCCCCTGCGTCGAGCGCAGGCGCTGTTCGAGCGTCTGTTCATCCTCCGCCGGAGGTGTGGACACGGGCTGCGTCGTGTCCCCCGGCGGAGGAGCACCCGGAGCCGGCGGTGGGGCCGGTTCGGAAGGAGCGGGTTCCTGCGGTGGCTGACCGCCGTTCGCCATGTCGGTGCGCAGCTGGTCAGCCTCTGCCATCTGGCGGCGGAGCTGCTCGGGCATTGGAGGAAGAAATCTATCCGGCGAAGGAGCCGGCTGGCTTACGGGTGGTTGGTTGTCCATGGAATTGATCTCTCGTCTTGTGAGCGTTCTGCAGCAGGGTCGCGATTTCGTTGGCAGCTATGGCCATACCCTGCGCTCGTGGCAAGTTTTCCGGTGGGCAGCGGACCATCTCGGCGGTCTGCGCTGCCGCGTATTCTCGAATCTCCCGCGTGAACTGCTCCCAGACTTCTGGCGCTGAGCCACGCAGCAGCAAGGCCAACTCGACGATACGTCCGCCATGTGCCGGCATCAGCGTGCTCCCTTGCGCAGGTTCTGCAGGATGTTCGGCGCGGCCTCGGCCGGCAGGGTCTTGGTCGCCTTGGCGTAGTCGATGATCGTGCGCTGCGACTTGCCGAGATCGTTCAGCCCGCCGCGCGTCGGCAGCTGGCGGGCCTGTTTGTACTTCTTCACCGGTTACCTCGGCTACCTCCGAACGAGTTGCCGCCAGCGAATGGTGACGCCTGGCCGGTCGACATCGGGGCCTTGCTCGGCACGCCGAACGCACCGCGCCGTGGCGCTGCGGGCTTCATGCCGAACGCGCCACCGGCCATGCCGGGGGAGGGCGGCGTCAGCTGCCTCGGGGCCGGCGGCTTCGAGCCGTACTGCGGAGGCTGGCCGATCGTGCGCGGCGCACCGGGCGCGATGCCACGCGGCTGCGCCTGCATGCGCTGCGCCAGACCTGGATCGCCGGGGCCACCCATCCGTGGCGGCGGGCCTTTCGGGGCGTTGGGGTCGCGCATGGCCTGGGCCTTCTGTGCCTGCATCGCACCCAGCTGCGCCCGCATGGCATCCTGCTTCTGCAGGGCAGCGTCGTTCGGGCCAGGTCCAGCCTGCGGCCCACTTGGTCCCATAATACCGAATGCCATGTCAGGCTCCTTTGAGCTTCGACTTCAGCTGCTTGTCAGTGACGCTCGATTTCGGCGGTTTGCCCTCGCCGAGCGCCTTGATGTCCTCCAGGTCATTGATCGGCCTGGTGCGGGCGAACGAGACGTTCATCCCGTCTGGGTACTTCGCCTTGCCCTTCTTGGCGTACTCGCGCGGGCCGTCGTCAGAGCTGGCGCTGAACTCCGCGCCGACACGCGCATCGCCGCCGAGCCGCCGGCTCTGCTGGTACGACATCCTGGAGACGCCCTGGCCGGACGTCTTCGAGACACTGGCGCGCGGCGACCTCGCCACGGGTCAGGCCTTCTTGACAGCCTTCACCGGAGTGAAGCTGTGCATCTTGCCCGAGCCGCCACCCTTGGCGAAGGGAGCGCCCTTGCCCTTGGACGAGGTGGTCGCGCTGACACCCGGCTTCTGCGCCGATGCACCTGCGAAATTGTGCATCTTGCCCGAGCCGCCGGCCTGGATCTTCTGCTTGCCGGCTGGCTTCGAGGAAGCCTTCTTGTTTCCACTGGCCACGATCTTCGCTCCTTTGCCTTCGTGCCGGGTAATCTCCGGCCTGGTGAAACCTGAAACCATCATGCTGGTCCTTGTGCTGGGTTGGGCGGTGTGCCCTGGCCCGCGCCAGGTGTCGCGCCAACGACGTTGGTCTGTGGTCCCTGCGCTGCAGCTGGTCCTCCCGGAGGTGCGCCGGCCGGCGCACCTCCGGGCGGTCCACCCGGTGTTCCACCTGGCGGTGGTACACCTTGTCCACCTTCGGCCATCGCCTTGATCTCCTCGTCGGGCGGCACGATGTCCTCGCCCTTGAGGCCGATCCCGTCGGCGACGGGCCGAAGCACGTTGGCGCGGCCGCGCACGCCCATGATCTGCATGTCGATCGGGTTGCCAGTAATCTGCAGGAACTCCAGCTGGCGCTGCCGCTGGGTCTCGCGCTGCATGGCGACGTTGACGCCCAGCACCACGATCGACTCATCGCCGCGCAGCATGCCGGTCTCGTCGGTCAGCATGACCATGTCGTACAGCTCCGAGACGGCTGGCTCGATGACATCTCCATCGATGTTGGCTGCCACGGTTTGCAGGATTTTGGAGGCGTTACCCATGAGCATGGCAAGTCCGCTAGCAGTACGTCCAGCACCACCCATACGGTCAGAACCAGTGATATACCGAGGGATAGCACTAAGCTCGTCCGCGATCTGAGTGAACTTCTCGTAAACAGTGAGCAGTTCCTGAGCGTTTGATCCTGGCTGGAAGAAGTCGACCGGCTTCTGGTTGTTGTTGGAGCCGAGCGGGTCATTGGTGACGTGCCATCGTTTCCAGGGGTAAAGGTCATCCGAGTTCTCGTTCTCGGCGACACGATCATCATTGACCACCACTTGAGGTCCGCTAGCGATGGACATGTTGTTGATGAGCGAACGCAGAGCTGCATTCGTGGCATCCTGGATGTCGGCGAGTATATCCGGCAGTGCGTTGCCGACAACGGTTCCCGGCACCTTCTCGAACGAGGTGACATAGTAGGGCGCTCGCTTCTTCAGGCTGGGTGACAGCTGGGCCTTCAGGATGTAGCGGCCGATCTTGTAGACGTCGACGAAGTAGTCGCGCAGCTCGTCCGGCACCTCGGCGGGGGTGAAGCCGTTGTCGAGCAGGATCTTGCCCTGGACGTAGCCATGGTACTCGATCATGTCCATCAGGCCGGACTGGTTCATCCGGGGGTCTTCGCGGCTCTCGGCAATGGCACGGGGAGTTTCTGCAGTGGAGACGCTGGCCTCGACATATCCCGACTGGCCATACCAGCGCAGCACCTCCATCAGGGCTTCCTGGTTGTAGCCGGGCAGGCCGATCAGCTGGTTCAGGTCGGAGCGGGTCACCCGCGTTCGCTCGATTACCGACGCATCGGCAATGTCGGATACGCCTGGCGTCCACCAGACGTCGAACGGGGAGACCCTGTTCCAGAACATCTTCGGCTTGTCGACCTGGCTCGCCTTGCCATTGACCCAGGTCACCTGCGGCACGATGCGCACCGTCGGTCCCTTGATGCACATGAACGGGAACAGCGGGATGTCGACCAGAGCTGCGGCCAGTGCCTCGTAGAAGTTGCCCTCGGTCAGGATGTCGTCGAGCTTGTTGAACGAGACGATCGACTCCAGCCGGGCGCGCTTCAGCGCGGCGCGCTTGGCAGCAGACATCAGCCCCTGCATGCGGTCGCGTATCTGCTCCTGAGTCGGCTGTTCTCCCAGCCGAGCCATGGTGCCGATCTCGACCTGCAGCAAATTGTTGATATCGCCCATGATATCATCCGGCATGGTCGGATCGGGCGTGGCTTCGAGGCCCCAGGGCTTCTCCTCGTTGAGGTAGACGTCCCTGAGGAGAGACGTGGCTCCCCTGCACTTGGTGGCGATCAGGCGGGCGTATATCTCGCTGCCGCCGAAGCGCTTGATCTCAGCCAGTTTCTGAGAGTCGTAGACTCCCGTGAACACCCGCATGGCGTTGACCAGGCGGTCTGACCAGCCTGAAGCGCCATCACGGTGCCGGCTGAACATCGAGAACTGGTTGTCGATGAACGCCACCAGGCTGGTGTTGAGCTTGGTGTTTTCGTTGGCAGCGTCCTCGGCGGCGACCCGCGCGGCGTCAGCCTCGGCTTCCTGTTCAAGGAGCTGGTCTGGCGATACAACGCGGAGCACAGGCATGGGCGGCAGCGACCCTCATTTCCACACGAATACATCCAAAGGTAACGCCATGGCAACCGAACAGCAGCTGGAGATCTTCACCATCGAGTTCGCGACCCTCGCCCGCGAGATCGCGATGGACATTTTCGACATCCCCGACATCCTCAAGCTGCACCAGCTGAGCGACGTCGAGTGGGCGAAAATCCAGGAGAACCCACGTTTCCAGGCGATGCTCAAGTCGATGATCCTGGAGTGGAACAGCGCCAGCAATACCCGCGAGCGGGTCAAGGTGAAGGCTGCGACAGGGCTGGAGTCGATGCTCGAAGTCTACATCCGTGACATCAACGACGACAGAATTCCCCTTATCCAGCGCGTCGAGGCGGGAAAATTCCTTGCCAAGCTGGGTGAACTCGGGCCGGACACGAACGTTCTGGGTGGAGGCGGGAGCAGCGTCACGATCAACATCTCGACCGGCAGCGAGAGGCAGATGGTGACAATCGAAGGGACGCTTGGCGGCGTGATACCTGAGGAAGACCCAGGTGTCACGTCCAGCCAAGCGCACTCACTTTCGGGCGCTGACGGGTCGGATCTTTCGGACGAATACGCTTCGCAATGAAGTTCGACAGCCCGGAGTTGATGGCCAGGCATACGTACTGGAGCGCGTCCGCGACGTCGCTCCATGGGTGCGTTTTGTCCGGGATCGGCTTGGTAAGGCCCTGCTGCGTCTTGGAAAAGCGGTATGCGCCACCGAGCGCTCGGATAAGTATCGGGCAGCGATCCTCATCAATGATGAGCGCTGGGCCACCATCCCTTTGTTGAAGAAGTAGGGTCTCCACGGCGCGAATGCGGGGATCGATGTTATTCGTCGGAGCCGGGAACGCTGGGATACCCAGGCGCTGAAGGACATCGAAGGAGTTCTCTTCGAGGAAATTGCCCTTACTGACACCAGATGGATCGCCCACGGCAGCGAACCGATGGCCGGCATAGCGATCTCCATAGAGCTTCGGCTTGAGGCTGCCGGTGACGTGGTTCTCCAGCCCGATGTCTTCGGCGATCACCTCGTCGAGGACGACGAGGCGACCGGCGAAGTCGGCCTGGCAGATGAGCGAGCAGGGTGATCGCCCAAAGTCCTGGCCGATGAGAATGGGGAAGCCGTTGATCGGGAACGTCCCGCGTTTCACGTGGAACTTGCGCGAGAACGAGCCACGAAAGACCGCAGTTCCTGAAGGGTCTTCACCGTACTCGGCGTGAACATAACGATTGACCCAGTCCCCATTGTGACCTCGCGCCAGCCGTTCATAGTAAGTCCGTCCCTGCGCCAGCCGGACGGGATGTCCAGTCGGAAGCTGCAGCGTCGTGGGCGTTTGAAGCAGGTAGTCGAGGTTTTCCGCATTGGCGCTGAGACCTGAGGGTTGCCTGAAGACCTGCCAGTCGGGGGGTCGCTCGTCCTCGAACAGGCGGTGCCAGTCACTGCCAACCGTCGGTGCGTTCGTATCGCCAATAAGCCCGAACCATGTCGCGCCACCATCGGCGGCAGACGGAAAGCGCCCGCAGCGGCCCGCGATGGCATCCACCAAGTCCGCGCTCATTTCGATCGCTTCGGACAGCCACGCGCCAGTCAACTGCATCGACAGGAGCCTGCGTTGGTCCTCCATGTCCTCCAGCGGGATCAGGAACCACTCGGAGTAGACGTCGCCGAACTTGAGTACGAGCAGCTTGTCGGAAACGCGATAAGTCACGATGGGCCGCAGCCAGCTGATGATATCGAGCAGCACCGTCATCCGCAGCTGTTCGAGCGTCTGCCTGACGATGGCCCACCTGGTCCGGCGAACACCGTCCGGTCCCTTGGCCTGCTGGGAGCTGCGTTTCAACAACTCGAAGATCGCCGCCGTGGTCTTGCCGCTGCCCACCGGGCCAATGATGAACCTGGCAAACGCCTCCGAGTCCATGAAGGCCCCGCACGTCGGCGGGGCGCTGTAGCTGATCGTCGTCATTCGCCACGGTAGTTCGGGTCATCAGGGGGCAGGTCCTTCCAGTCGACGCCTGGCCGGGGTGGGATTTGCTTGGGTGGGGACGCGATGTTGCGGTCGCGTCCGTACTGGTCAGCCATGTCCGTCGGGGGCTGGAACTCCCTCGGCAGGGGTTGATCCAGTGGGACCTTGCCGTAGTTGTTCTGGTCCTGGCCCGGGTAGTCGCGCAGCGCGCGGTGGGCAGCCATGAAGCCCTTCTCCAGGTCCGTCCTGGCCAGCGCGCACCAGCGTTTGTCGGCGAGTCCCGACTGGGCGATCTTGTCGATGTAGGCCAGCGTGTTGCCTTCCTGGGCGGCGAGCTGCTCGTGCAGGCGGTTGACGGCATCCTCGATGCTGGCGGAATTGGGCGGCATCTTCATGCAGGGCCTGCGGTATTGGCGGCAGGCATGAACATCTTCTGGAAATGCTCCCTCGGCCAGACGTCGATGCGCAGGTCGGAGTTGCGCGCGTCGAGCTTGACCTCCTGCTGGGTGATGTAGTCCCCGATCCGGCACAGGACCACGTCACCATCGCGGCCGTGCAGCGGCACTCTGAGGCAGCCGCCGGCAGGGATGCCCCTAACCTGGTCGTCACCGGCAAACCCGATCCAGTTCTTGTCGACCCACTCCGGCGCGTTGGTCATCGGGCCGGGGTACTGCCACGCCTCGACGATGGTGATGCGGCTTTCGTAGCGCTGAAGCGGACGACCCATGACCTGGCCATCCAGCACTGGCTGGTGGCGCGGCGTCGGGTGGCGCTGGGCGTCATAGAGGCTCCGGCGCAGGTCCTGCTGCTGCTCCAGGGGGTCTTCCTCGGGCGGCATCCGGCGAAGCGGGCCGGTGTTGTCGTCGTCCTCGTCAGGATCAGGTGCGTCCGGGTCCTCAGGGTCGATAACCGGTGGTTCAGGCTCGCCAGGGGCCGGGCCAGTCTCGACCGGGGGATTGGCCGGTGGCCTGGGGTTAGCGCCGGCCAGAATGCCTGCTTCGGTTACCGCTGTGAGGGCATCCAGCTCCTCAGGGGTATCTGCGACGATGATCCTGCGGGCGGTCGAGCGGGGCATGGGTTGGTTACCTTCGGGTTACCTTGGGGGCAGACCGTACCGGATTGGTGGGGCCGACGCCAGCCGGAGCCTTGGCCGCAGTGGGTTGAGCACCTGTGGCTTGTGGTTCGGCAGCGGCGTCGACCCCGGCCAGGTAGATGTCCAACGCGCGCCGGACATGCTCCTGGATCGCCAGCCCATCCCTGGCTCGCACGTTCTGCAGCCGCTCGAACTGGAGCTGCGTGATGCGCATCGGCAGCGGCCGGAGATCGCTGCGGTGGGTGTCCTTGAGGGGTACGTGGTTGTTCATGGTTTTAGGCATATAAAGCGTTACGCTTAGGAAATCAATCCTGGAATTTTCAGGTCAATTTTCCATGCCTGGAAGATTGAGGTTCGCAAGTAAATGCCAAGCGCTAGCTGGGCGTTTGCAAAGTGTTACATGGGTTTTTCTTAGTATTCGTGGGGGAGTTGCCTAAAACAGGCCCTGGGGGGGTGGGGGGCGTTGGGCAGGTATGGGGGGCGGGCCGGGCTGGTTTAGCCTAGCTAAAGTGTCATTATCCTTGGCTATGGCCTAGTGGACCAAACGGTTCCGCCGTCCACTGGACGTTTAACTTAGCTAAACCAAAGGATACACTACCATGGCCACGAATAAATCAGCCGCGATCGCTCTCGTTGTTGCCGACACTTTCCCGCAAGGTGAGACTGGCAACGCGCGCGCCAACCAGATTGTTGATCGCGCGGCGTTGCTTGCCAAGGTTCACGAGCTTGGCGCGACTATCGCCGATGCGCAGAAATCAAAGACGCAAGCCGCGTATCTCTTCAATGCGGCCGCGCGGCTTGGAATCGTCCATGTCGGCAAGGGCAAGTCAGCCGCTGGTGACGATGCGGAAAAAATCTACCTTGAACTCGCTAACGCGCACAATGCGGCTGGCAATGGCGCGGCCGATTTTGACGCGTTGCCGGCCGATGCCAAATCGGCAAAATCGGCGATTAGCTTGTTTCGCTCTTTCGCGTTGCCGGCGGTCCTGAATCAGGGTGACGAATTTTTCCCGCTGGTCTGTCAGGTAGCGCGCGATTTGGGGACCGATTGCAAGCTTTCGCCCTACATGGCCATGACGCGCGCAAATTCGCGTTGTCAGGCGGCGCAAGACAAGATGATTGGCAAGCGGACCTATATCGCGGACTATGGCGATATCGCGTCATGGTTGCGGAATAAGGAAACCGAAAAAGACGCGCCCGATGAAGCGATGGACAAGTTCATCAAGGGCATGACGACTCTGTCACAGGAGCACGATTTTGGCTTTGAAGTCGAACAGGCGATGGAACGCCTGTTGCGCGCGGGCGGTCAGTTCATCAGCGACTATACCGCGCAGCATGCGCACTAAGTGGCGGGGGCTTCGGCCCCCGTTTTTTTGTGTTCGCCTATCAACTGCCTATCAACATCGGCGGCGGCGGCAGTGCTGGTTTAGCCGGGCTAAACGAGAAAACGGTTGTATGATTAATTGTCACTCTGTCATGGTTGCAGGACAATTAAAACGGACAGTTACGGCACACAAGAACCCAACAAAACCAAGGGGTCTAGGGTCTATTGTCCTTATTGTCCTTATTGTCTCATATATTTTAACCGTTCCTGTGAGAAGGGACCATTGAGTCAACGCGTTGACTCGTGCAACGGCACAAACAAACACGGCCTCCGAGCGCTGGACAATTAGACAATTAGACAATTAAGCAACATCAATGGGTTAGCGCGGATTTAATTGTCCGCCTGCCTGAAACGGACAATTAGAAAGGACAATTAGATGCGAAATAAGCGTCAAAATCGTGGTGCCATGCGCCGCGAACGTGGTTTAGCCACGCTAAACGAGTGTGATGACATGCCGTGTCAACACGCTGAAAAGGACATGAGAGCGAGATTTTCGTGGTCTGCTCCGACATTCCCAGGCGCGTTTTGCCACATCTTGGATGTGTTCGAGCAGCATGGCACGACGACTCTGCATGTCTGTTTAGAGCGTCACAAGCACATCCGCCTAACCATTCCGTTACACGATGTGATGCTGACGCAACATCCCCCACATGATCCGCACGCCCATATCAAGCGGAAAGATGTAACACCATTGCATCGACTTGACGTCGAAGCGAACATGGTGCGACGTTACGTAAATCGTAACGAATGCACCTTGATAAAGAGGGGGAATACATGATCGATTTGACTGGCCAACGCTTCGGCAGCTGGACTGTGCTCGAACGTGGGCCTGACTATGTTTACCCGAGCGGAAAGCGTCGAGCGACCAGATGGCGCTGCGAATGCATCTGTGGTGCAACCGTTCTGGTTGTAAGCGCGATCCTTAGAAACGGCGGATCGACGCAGTGCCGGGATTGCGCGAACCGCACGCATGGCATGAGCTATGATCCTGAGTATTCCGTTTGGAACAACATGCTCCTGCGTTGCTACAATCCGAGCAACCATAACTACCCGTATTACGGGGCGCGCGGCATCACGGTGTGCGAGCGCTGGCATAGCTTCGAGCTTTGGATGACCGACATCCTCGTCGAGATCGGGCCGAGGCCAAAAGGCAAGACGCTCGATCGCGTCAACAACGACGGCAACTATGAACCCGGCAACATCCGTTGGGCAACGCGCAAAGAGCAGGCGCAGAACAGGAGAAAGCAGGGCAGCAGCCTATCAACGCCGCATTAACCAGCATCGTTTAACCAAGCTAAACCAACCAAGAAAGAGACCACAAATGTTCGCCATCTACATCTTCATCATCCTCTCGATCATGTTCGTGCTCGCCGCCATCCTGATGGCCAGCACCAACCGATGGCTCGCTGCCTACCTTGCGGCCACCGCGTTCGCCTGTGTGGCGACCGTAGCAATGTCATACGACCTCGACGAGCCGATCCCTGCCCCGGAAACGCGTGTTGCCATCCAGGCCCTGTACGCTGCCCCTAACGACGTCCAGAAGGCCATCGATGCCGACATCTGCACCCTGCTGGAAGTCGACTCTCTCACGCATGAGGGCAACAACCAGTACGCCGACATCCGGCTGGCCTACATGGCGGCGCTCAAGGCTGACCCGGCCAACGCTGAGCGTGACTTCTGCTTCGCAGCTGGTGAGCGCTAATGGTGAAAGCGGGCCAACCAGCCCGCTATTGCGGCTTGAGCATGCCGCAACTGACGATCCTGCTCTGGTTTAACCAAGCTAAACGAAAGGCCAACGAAATGAGACCGAACCTTGAAGCGTTCACCACGCTGGTCAAGCGCATCTATGATGGCGAGCATACGCAGTCGTATGAGCCGAACCACATCATCCCGCCCAAGGTGAACCTGAACGGCGACACCAAGGACACGCTGCTGACCGACCTGATGAACGCAAAACTAGCCATCGACGCAGCCGACGAGGCAATGGCCAAGGCCACGCCGCACGGTCGAAACTACCAGACGATGGACGGCGGTGGCGTATATCACTGCCGCATCGCACGTGAGGCATGGCGCGAGCGTAGGTTGGTGCTGCAGGCGCTAGCCGACGAGCTGTATGGCCTGGCCGAGCACGTGAGCAACCAGTCATGAGCATGCCGATCGAGTGTTCAATCTGGCAGCTGGCCGACGATGACGTCACTTACGTCGAGTCCGCCGCTCACTTCATCCTGACCACGCCGGACGGCGAGGATGAGATGTCACAGCCATTCCCGACCGAGGAAGCGGCCAAGGCCTATGCCGAGCGTATGGGCTGGACCATCGTGCCGCTGGACGTAGGCTGATGGCCACGACATGGATCGAGCAACAGCAGATTGGCGACTACATCGTCTCGCTGACCATCATGTCATGGGAGGTGAGCTTCAGCTCGACCAAGGGCGGCAGCTTCACCGACGTCTACATGGTCATCGTGCAGAAGACGCGACCATTCAGTGAGTCACGCCTCGACACGCTCTATCGCATCGGCCCGATCGCCAAACGGGAAGAGGCCGAGGCCACCTATCAACAAACGTGCGGCGAGTATGCCACCGAGCTGGCCAAGCAGGTGCTTGGTTTAGCTGACGCTAAACAACCCGTGCAACCAACCAGACTGAAAAGGAAACCACGCAATGGCTAACTACATCGTCGACATAGACGGCACCATCGCCGACACGCAGCACCGGCAATGGACGCTGGAGGGCAAGTGCCAGCAAAAGAACTGGGAGCTGTTCTTCAACATGGCGAAGGACGACAAGCCGATGCCGCACATGCAGCAGTTGCTGCAGGATCTGACCGCGATGGGCAGAACGCGCATCATCTACACCACGGGCCGGCCCGAGCGCTTGCGACTGCTGACCACCAACTGGCTGATCGAGCATGGGTTTCCCTACCCGCGCCATATGTACATGCGGGCTGACGGGGACCGCAGGCCTGACCACGTGATCAAGCTGCTGATGCTGGAGGAGATACGCCTCAATTGGCCACTGATCACCATGGCCTTCGACGATCGCAACAGCGTGGTCGAGATGTGGCGCATGGCTGGCATACCGTGCGCGCAGACAGCACCGGGAGATTTCTGATGGAGGGCGATATCGACAAGCAGATTGAACAATGGCGTGCGGCGCTAGCCAAGGACAAGACGCTTGTATCGAGCATGGAGTTCGCCAAGTGGACGCTGGCGAACATACATCTGCTGATCGGGGACAAAGAAACCGCCGCGTCTAGGACAGAACGCGGCGGCGAGAATGACCAAGGGCAGGTTAGCTGAGCTTGACCACGTCTTCAACCGGGATCGCTTCGGGGGCGTTCTTGCCCTCCATCAGCAGCGTGCGCAGCTTCGGCGAGCGGCTGGCTACCTCTTCCCTGCCGATCGGGCCGAGATCGTCCGGCGTCATGAAGCCGGTCTTGATCATGTCTTCGAGGGACGCGGCGGTCTGCTGCGGCGGCTTACGTGTGGCGTTCTCGCCGGTCGGCTCGCCTTCGACGACATCGAAGTGAGCGGGCTTGGACGGGGTTGCCTTCTTGAACACGACGGTGTCGCCGATGCGGGCCATCCTGGTGGTGTATGGGCCATCACCGAGCAGGTCACTGGGCAGGGCGAGCGCCGGTCCACGGCTGAAGCCGGCCCAGCTCTTGTCGATCCAGCCGGGAACGCTGTCCATGCCCTCGAACACGAACTCTTGGTCCGAGTCGGGAGCTTCCCAGACCTTGGGCTTGTCACGTGCTGGGGAAGGTGCCAGCGATTTTGAGGTAGCCATTGAATAATCCTTTCAGGATTGAGGGGGCGGCTCACTTCCAGCCGCACCTCACCATAGCATCCATTCAACACACGAGCGAGGAGGTTTAACCTAGCTAAACCAAGAACTTGACTAGTAACGCAATATGTTATACACTCTCCGGGAATGATCCCACAGAAGGAACCAATGACCATGAATATGCAGAACGTAACCGGCCCGACCTTCGACGCCAAGGCAACGCGCCTATCAACATTGCTCTCGCAGGTCGCCACCGTGGTGAAGGTGAAATCCACCGGGCTTGGCCTTCGTCGCCAAGACAAGCAGGCAGCCAAGGAGTCTGCCCGCTCTCACAACGCAGACACTGACATCGTCAACGTCAACGTGATTAGACTGGCGATGCACTGGGCAAGAAGGTGAAGGAGGCACAGAACGATCTCGCCGCCATCACCACCGCATGGGAGGACGATCGGTTACTTGCCAACGCGCTCTACGATGACTGGCTCAAGATCTGGGGCAAGCATGAGAACGAGTACAACGCCATCCGGCAGGAGCTGATCGACAACATCCCGCACCTGATTGCCGAGGCAGAATCTCGCAAGGGATCGTATCGTGTCGAGCCGCCCACTGAAGAGGAACTTCGCGAGGCGTTCTCGATGACGTTCACCATGCGGGCCGTGCCGGATGCCGGCGCATACACCGCGATGGACAAGCAGATGGAGCACGTACTCCGGGCGCGCTTCGAGGCAGACACCCAGGCCGCATATCAGGCAGCACAGCGTGACGCGCTGCAGCGGCTAGCCAAGCCGCTGGGCCACCTGATCGACCGCATGGGCGTGCTGGAGAAGGACATCGAGGACAAGGCCAATGGCCACAAGGGCGGCGCGCGCATCTATGAGAGCGTGATCACGAATGTTCAAGACATCGCCGCTGTCTTCGGCACCTTCAACCTGACCGGTGATCCTCACCTGCAGGCGATCGCCGAGAAGCTCGAAGCGTTCGACGGCATCGAGATCGATGACCTGAAGCGCAGCGAATCTCTGCGCAAGGACACGGTCAAGAAGGCCGAGGACATCATGGCCCGTCTCTCCGACTGGCTCTGAAACGACAACAGCCGAACCTACAAGCTCTCCCCACCGAAGGTGGGGAGAGCGTGCATCTCGTTTAACCAAGCTAAACCAACCAACAACCAACCTGAGGTAAACCACAATGACTGCCAAGATTTCCATCATGGACGCCAACAAGGCGATGCTTCTCAACTTCGCGGCAAAGCGGCCGCTCAAGTTCTTTGGCGGGCCGGGCGTCGGCAAGACGATGATGGCCGAGGCGTATGCGCGCCGGATGGCCGAGAAGTATAAGGACGACGGCGGCTACGGCTTGTTCGAGCTGAACTGCGCGCTGGCCAACGTACCTGATGTCACGGGTTATCTCGTGACAAAGCCCGAGACGCACAAGGACTGGACGGGCGAGCCTATCAACATCATCAACTCGCACTATGCCTACCCGTACTATTTCCGCTGCAAGCTGACGGGCCGGCCTGCGTTCACGTTCAAGCGCGGCATGCTCCTGTTGGAGGAGTGGGGTCAGGCTGGCGTCGACGTCAAGCGCTCGCTGGCCACGCTGGTCAGGCATGGCCGAGCAGGAGAGTATTTCCTGCCCGAGGACCTGAACGTCCTGATCCTGTCCAACCGGGCCGAGGACCGCTCTGGTGTGACGCGTGAGTTCGACTTCCTGATCAACTCATGGACCGAGCTGGAGCTGGTGCCGTCTCTAGCGGCGTGGCTGGTCTGGGCCGACGAGAACAACGTGACGATGATCACGCAGGCCTATGCCTCCCATAACGAGGACATCGTCTTCTCGTCCAAGCTGCCCAAGGACCAGCAGCCGTGGATGACGCCGCGCTCTCTCGTCTCGATGGACGAGCAGATCAAGGTGGTCGACAAGATGAACCTGGAGATGGGCGACAAGTTCGTGCGGCAGATGATCGCCGGCACGGTGGGCGATGGCGCGGCACAGGGGTACATCGCCTTCGCTGCGATCCGGGATCACCTGCCCAAGCTGGCCGACATCGTGAAGAACCCGCTCGATGCCTACATGCCGACCGAGCTGGACCAGCGCATGTTCATCTCGTTCTTCCTCGCCAGCAAGGCCGACCGGGCCAACTTCCCATCGCTGGTGGCCTACATGCGCCGCATGCAGAAGAACTTCGGCGTGGCGTTCATCCGCTCTGCCGGCAAGCGCGACAAGACTCTGGTCTCGACGCGTGAGTTCACCGAGTGGGCGATCGAGAACCAGCAGCTGATGGCTGCCATCCACGGTAACTAATAGCTCAACATGCTTGCACCAATTCCCCATTGCTAACAGTGCGTTAGCGGTGGGGTGGTGCCGAGTTCAACAGGAAGGAAACCAAGACCATGTCAGCGATGATCGATGAGATCACCAAGTTCGACCTTATCAGGGCCGAGGCCGCGCGAGCGACCATGCGGCACCTGAAACCCAGCCAAGCCGAGGAAGATTACATCTCCAACGCCAGTGCCTACCTGACCGCCAAGCACCCGTTCTGGGCGCACCTGCTCTATGCCGAGGCAAGAGTCGTTTATACCGACAGCGTGCCATACGCGGCGACTGACGGGCATTACATCTACGTCAACGTGATGGGGTGTATCAGCGCTGGCTTCGGCATCGCCGAGATGGCCTTCGTGCTGGCGCATGAGATCTGCCACATCATCTTCGGCGACCTGATCATGATGGTGAAGTTCAAGCACGACAACGGTGTCTGGACCAAGAGCCGGGGCCTGCTGCCGTACGACAGCGACTTCATGAACCAGATGGAGGACTACCGCATCAACGCGGTGCTGGTCGCGACCGGCGTCGGCAAGATGCCCAAGATCGGGCTGTATGACCGGACGATCTCCATGGTGGGGGATGAGACCGGCGTCGAGCTGTACGAGAAATACTTCAACAGCGGCAGCGCCAAGAAGCCGGGGCAGGGACAGGGGCCGGGGCAACCGGGCAACGGCATACCCAAGGGCCACGGTGGCTTCGACATCCACCTCGAACCAACGGGGCAGGCGGTCGATGCGGTGGAGAGTGGCCAGCGTGACCAGCAGATCGCGGCAGCTGCCAACGCAGCGATCGCGGCAGGGCAGGGCGACCTGCCGGCCTGCATCATGCGCATCCTGGGTGAGATACTGGAGCCGAAGGTGGCGTGGGAGGATCACCTCAAGGCGACTATCAACAGATGCGTGGGTGAGCCGGCGCTCGACTGGACGCGGCAGGACCGCAGATTGCTGCAGCGCTCTGATCCCATGTACTTCGCCAGGCCGGGCCACTTCGGGGCCAACTGCGTGGCCATAGGCTGGGACACATCGGGGTCGACCGCT